CAGAAGCATTTGGAATGTGTTGAAAAAAACTGAGTTATCAGTCTTGAACGATACAATCCGTAGGCTTACAATGTAAATTCATAGGAGACTTACATGGTCAAATTCAAAGCATCTGTCGAGGACAACCACTGCGATGCCTACGGCATACACAGCGAACCAAATCACATTCCACTTGATAGATTCAAACTCTTGTTCTGTCATATGTTTCATTTTGTTTCCTTTGAGGGGCCGAAGCCCCGTTCATTAAGCCAACAACAAAGCCTCTGCTTGTGACTTGAGACGGTTGCCATCACCGAACCATGCGTTGCTCATGCGGGTGTCAGCGTTGTGGCCTCGCTCATGGTCTACATACTGCGTGACAGCGTTCAACAGGCCCCACTTGGTTCCACTCGCACCCTTGAGGTCTGAACCCATACCCTTGCCATCGAACAACTCCAACACCTTGCGGTATGAACGGCTGTCAGACATGAGAATCTGTTTCTGAGCAACACCGGGGACCTTGACCAACTGCTCTGTAGGCGGGAACAACTCTGTCAAGAAACCCTTGACGAAGTTGCTGTTAACACCGGCGCGGGCCAACTTGCGGTAGTTGTCCATCATTCCCTCGAACCCGCCTACAACCAAACCGAGTTTGTCACGCATGATGCTTGCATCGAAACGCGCACCGTGAGTGATAGACACACGGCTTGGGGCGGCCTCGCGGTCAGCCATCGACAGGGTGTTGTTACACACAACACGGACACTGGTGAACTGGCCCATAGTCGCTGTTGAGCCATCGAAACTTGTTGACAGCAACAGATAGCCACGCACAGCGTCATCGCCTAACACGCAAGCCTCTTTGTTGACGTTCGCCAAAGCCCAGATGCGCTTGCCGCCACTGATACAACCGGCTGTCTCAAGGCTGAAACCGGCTGATGTAACAAGCGTGTTGAAAAAGTCGAGAATCTCACCGGGTTGGTGAATGCGGTAACGGTCTGTCACGACACCCAAAGGCTTGTTTGTGTCGTTGCGATAGATGACCTTGCGGCCTGTGACAGCGACCATTGAGGACAAAGCGTCATTGGGCTTGAACAACACGGGAGTGACTTCAGCGTCCCAAGCAAGACCGGCCTCTTTGCGCCACACCTCGATGGAGGCGTTGGGTGACAGGTCCTGACCAAGGCCGTGCCAAGGTTTCGCGCCTACATAAGCAATCTCAGATTTGCCTGTGAGTTCGTTTGTTTCGATTAAGTGAGCCATTTTGTATTTTCCTAAGTAAAGACCCCTGAGGGGCAAAGTTGTGATGTACCGGTTGGCACATCCCAAGGCTCACAGCATGAGCCTCAGGATATGTCATCAAATATCTTTGCTTGATGCTAGGCGACCATACAAGGCAATGCTTGTTTCAATCTGCTCAAGGGTAGGTGTGAAAAGGCAAAAATAATCGTGAGAGGACACGCATTTTTGGTTGCCTTCAAACCAAACGAGGCTGACGGCGCGGTAATCATGACCGATGTGAGCAATGGTATACACCTGTGCGTCTTTTGCGGCTGACACTACAACCAGTTGACCGTTGTAGAGTTTTTTGTGTGAGAGGTAGCGTTTCATTATGCGATTTCCTTTGCGAATTGTTCCATGACAGCGTCAACGATGATTTCATCCATGCGTTCCTCAATAGCCAATGTGGTCTCAAAAGACAACATGTCGTTTAAACCACGGCGTGAGCGAATCTCAGCGGGAACACCCTTGATGCCAAAGATGGCAAAGAACTGTTGAGACTTGTTGGTCAGACCGTTGTTGTACAGGTCGTAATAGCAATTCACAGCACGGCGGAAAAAATCAAGTTTTTCGTTCTGTGTGACGTTGGGGCACACGCCAGTGGCGGGCAAAAGTTTTTCGAGCAAATCGGCTTGTTTCTGGTAGAAGCCTGTGCCATCCCAATATTGTTTCATGTCGTTTCCTTTGTAAAGACCCCTGTGGGGCAAACTCGATATGCCGGTTGGCACATCTCAAAGCCCACTGTATGGGCTTCAAGATGGGTCATCAGGCGATGATGTTGAAGTGGAAGTGAACGCCGTGGTGGAGGGCTTTTGTGCCGATGAACACAGGGTAAAAACGACCGTCTGTGTGAGTCATGACCATGTAGCGCAACTCGTTGTGAGAGGCAAGTGGGTCGAAGGGGTATTTTTTAGCTACAGCTTTGTGAGCGTTCTCAACAGTAGCGTATGTTTTTGTGGGAGTGATTTCAACTGAGTAAGCCATTTTGGTTCCTTTTAAAGACCTCAAGAAATTCGAGGCATGGATAGAATTCTGATGCTAAAAAAAAATTCGGCAAGAACTTTTTTTATAGTTAACTAAAAAGTAGGGGAATGTCAACTTGCCTTTTGCTTGCTTTTTTTCAAAACACGCAAGAACAGCAAAAATCGCACGTTTAAGCAATTTTGTGCGTCACTTGCATATTCGGTTCGGGACCATCGCAATCGTTGCACCTCGCATTTCCGTGTTAGAAAAAAATATATTTTTCGGGTGTGCCGGTCCCGGTTCATAATCACGGCGAACCCGGATAGAACTGAAGTCATGAGCAGTTTGAAAAGTGAGTCTCCCCACTTTCCGGTGTTTCTTCAGCGGAGAACAGACGGAGAAAATTTATGTTTCACTATCCCTTTCATGTCGGGGACTATATTGCCGACACTGCCCACTTGGGCATCGAGGAAGACATTGCCTACCGGCGACTGCTCGACCTCTACTACACTTCTGAAAAACCGATTCCCAATGATGGGAAGCAGGTCTCAAGACGCATCCGCATGGGACAGCATGAGACGTTAATCAACGCCATTTTGGAGGAGTTTTTTACCCTGCAAGAGGACGGCTGTTGGCATCATTCACGGTGCGATGATGAGATTGCCAAGTTTCAAGGGTTCATCGAGGCCGGTAAACGTGGGGCCGCAAAGCGGTGGGCAAAGCCCTCGGATAGCCACCCTATTGAGGGGGCAATAGGAACCGAGAACCAAGAACCGAGAACCGAGAACCAAGAACCAATATCTATAGATGCTAAAGCATCTAAGTCCAGAACTGCGTTCCCGGACTGTCCGCACGGTCAGATTTTAGAACTGTGGAAAAAACGTTTGCCACACCTCATGCAACCGAGGACATGGGAAGGCGCAAGACAGACAGCCCTTAAAAACCGATGGGTGCAAGCGGCAAAGCCATCTGAGTATTCGCCTAAAGGCTACAAAACACAGGTCGAGGGCCTTGACTGGTGGGATTCCTTTTTCATGTACATAGCCAATGACACAAAGTTGGCTAGTGGCTTTGAGTCTCAGGGCCGTGTGTGGAAGCCAACACTTGAGTGGGTGTGCCAAGCATCCAATTTCGCCAAAATCATCGATGGGAAATACAACAAATGAGCAACAAAATAATTTACACGGTTCTTTGCATCGTGTTGGCGGCCTACTGGTCTTGGATTTACATCGTCATAAATGGGCAATCATGACTAAAGAAGACATTATTCGCATGGCACAAGAGGCGCAGATGCCGTTTTATTGGCGCACAGGGGAAATTACATACCTTGACAAACTTGAAGCCTTTGCCGCCCTTGTCGCTTCTGCCGAGCGTGAGGCGTGTGCAAAGGTGTGTGAGGAAGGAATAGCAAATGCAGATGATTGGAATAGCGCCCATTGGGATCAGGCTTGCGAAAATCGAGCATGGGCCATCCGAGCAAGGGGACAAGCATGATGCCGTCAATCGACTTGGGTGCTACACACTCAACAAACAAGTTTAAATTCTGCAACAAGTGCGACACAATGAAACCGCCTGAGGGTGGTGTTGAGATGGGTCCTAAGTGGCACTGCCAAAACTGTTGGACAAAGCGTGTCACGATAAACAATCTAAAAACCAACCGTATGACAAGGAGCAAATCATGAGTTTCGCCAAGCCTTATGTCAGCAAGATGGAAGATGACATGGAACAGGAACGGGCAACCCAATGCACTGCGCATGGCTGTCCAAACCGTTGGGCAATCAGTGAAGGCCGCCTATGTTCCGCACACGCATGGTCAAGCGTCAAAGATTGGCCCAAAATAACCGATGCCGAAATAACGAAGGCCGCGCAAAGGTCAAACCGCAGAGCAACCCCTGCCGCACCCGCAAGACCAGTCACTGACGCAGAGAAACGTGCCGCAGTGGAGGCTTTTCGGTCCTTGGCAAGGGGTAGTACAGACCCGAAGAATTGGGCCGCAAAGCTGAAAGAGCGTGAACTGGACGGTGAACACCTTTCACTGATACAAAAACGGTTTTGGCGGGAGGCTTTACATGAAACCTGAAACAGCAAAAATGATTTTGGACATGGTTCGTGAGGGTCAGCGAGTCCCTTTCTACCAAATACACAGGGCCTTGAACGTAACTGGTGATTTACATGATGGACGACAGACCGACAAGAGTGGACAGGGAGTGGATGGAACTGTGCGAAGCCCGGGAGTGGGTGAGACGGTATCAGGCCAAGATTGGCGAGGTAGGGTCCGTCAAAGCGCAATCATGGTGGGAGCAAGTAAAAATTGACATCGAAAAAAAACGAGGCAAACACGCCCTTGAAACCTTGAGAAGGAATATGTATGAGACGCGCCGCAAGGATTGATGCGAACCAAACACAGATTGTGTCAGCCTTGAGGTCGGTTGGCGCATCTGTTGAACTGTTGTCGGCTGTTGGGAAGGGTTGCCCGGACCTACTCGTTGGGTATCGAGGCATGAACATCCTGATGGAAGTGAAGGACGGTAACAAACCGCCATCTGAACGCAAATTGACCTCAGACCAAATTGTTTGGCATACAGACTGGAAAGGTGTAGTGTTTTTGGTAACAAGCGTTCATGACGCATTAGACGCACTGGAAATAAAATATGAAAAACGTTGAAGAATCGGCACGGTTCATCCGGGAGAATGCCGGGTCCTATGGCAATGCCAAAGGCCGCAGGGTCTACCTTGAGGAATTTCGGAAGTCAAAAAAAGCATTGCTGATGAAAGATGCTTTGCGTAAGGGCATCGAGGCCGCCAACGCCCAAGAGCGTGAAGCCTATGCCAACCCGGAATACAGGGAGTTGCTTGAGGGCCTTGCGGCGGCTATTGAGGATGAGGAAACCCTCAAGTGGAAGATTGAAGCGGCCCGTCTTGACATCGAGATATGGCGCACCCGTCAAGCTACAGAGCGTATGGTTATAAGGTCGCACGAATGAGGAAGCACACAAAACGACAAGTGTGGAAGTTGCTCAACCCGGTTGTTCACGCCATTGAGGGGGCCGCAATTACTGCCGAGGAACACTTAAACAAACTCAGGCTCACAGAACTGGCCTCAATGGACGCTATGGTCAAAGGCATGGCAACCCTTGATGACTGGCGGTCTCTATGCGACATGATGAACATCGCGGAAACGATGGGTGAGAACGGTATTGGGCCGGAGGTCTTGCCAATATGCGCTGTTGTACAAGAGGAAATGGCACAGGCCGCAACAAGGTTTGAGAAAACACGCAAGATGGGCCTGTCAGGAATTGGCATTAAAGCCCTACGAGAGTTGTATGAATACCACGACCTACAGCGGTCTAGCATCAGCCGGTCAGAGTATGAGCGAATGATTAAAAAAACAGGCGACTACATCAGGGGCAACTCGCATCGTGTTAGGCACATCGAATGAACAACAAGCTGACAGCAACAGAGCGTCTGCACCTAGCAAGAGTGAAGGAAATGCCTTGTGGGGTCTGTGGGCAAGAGGGGCCTTCAGATGCTCATCACGTTGAACAACACTTGCAATACCTCTGCATTCCTTTGTGTAAGGATTGCCATCAAGGCTCACATAACGGCATACACGGACGCAGAAGCATTTGGAATGTGTTGAAAAAAACTGAGTTATCAGTCTTGAACGATACAATCCGTAGGCTTACAATGTAAATTCATAGGAGACTTACATGGTCAAATTCAAAGCATCTGTCGAGGCTTCAAGGCCTGTATCAGCAGACCCGGTGATGGACTTCACCATGTGTGTTCTCAACAGCGTTACAGTGACGCATATTCAACACCTTGTAGCAAAAACCTATGCGATTCACGTTGCATTGGGCGAGTTTTATGGCGAGGTCGGTGATTTGGTTGATTCGTTTGTTGAGTCGTTTCAAGGCAAATATGGTTTGTTGACCAGTTTCCCTACAAGCTACTCAGTGCCGTCAATGGAGCCAATCCCTTACCTCGAATCACTCAAACAAGAGGTCGAATACTACAGACAAGCAAAAGGTTTCCCACAGGATTCTGAATTGCAAAACGAGGTGGACAACATAGCGAACCTCATCAACAGCACGTTAAACAAGCTGAAACACTACAAATAAACTACAGGATAAGACATGACAAAACTCAAGATTGTTTACCGACAAACCAGTGACCTGATTCCTTATGCCCGGAACTCTCGGACCCACAGCGAACTGCAAGTGGCTCAGATTGCTTCTAGCATCAAGGAATTCGGGTTCACCTCACCCATTCTGCTAGACGGCGAAAACGGCATCATTGCCGGTCACGGACGCTATCAGGCCGCCATCAAGATGGCTATGCGTGAAGTCCCAACAATCGACCTCTCCCACCTGACAGAAGCGCAGAAGCGGGCCTATGTCATTGCTGACAACAAGATTGCCCTCAACAGCGGTTGGGACGAACAAATGCTTGAGTTGGAAATTCAAGACCTCCGTGATGCGGGCTTCAACATCGACCTGTTGGCCTTTGACCCGTCTGAACTCAAGTCCGCTGATGTGGATTATTCCGTGTTGGAAGATGAGGAAATTGACGACCAGCTTGATGAGATGAGCAAAGGGGTGCGCAAGGCCATCCAGATTGAGTTTGAGCCTGAGCGCTACCCGGAAGCCAATGAACTGGTGAAGTGGTGGCGCGAACAGGGCGGGTATGTTGGCCTGATGCTCATCAATCATTTACGCAGCCAAAAAGAAAAGCTGTCTGCGTGAGATGTTTTTATCTGGTGGGCTATCACGGTTGCGGGAAAACCACCCAAGCGAACCTGCTTGAAAAGACATACCCGCAATTCAACTACATCGGCGGCAAATTGGGCCTTGATGCCATCCGAAGCGTTCAACAGCTTGTGGATGAGGTCAAGGCCAGCAAGACCGACATGGTGATTCACGGGTGTATCTTCCAGACCGAGCCAATGATGGTTCGGCTGACGCGCCTGACAAACCTTCACGTCATCGTGCTTCACTCACTACCCGACACGGTCAAAGCCCGGACA